CTCCGGTTGTTTTGCGGTTTCGGCGCGCATGCGCCGCAGGGCGCGCGGCATTTCGCGCTTGATGATGTGGCGCAGGCGGGCGATTTCCTTGTCGAGGATCTGCCGGCGCTGCAGGTCGTTGGCGCAGGCGGCCAGGCGCGGGGCGGTCTGGTCGATGACGCGCTCGATGCCGGCGCGCAGTATGGCGCCGAGGCCGGCGGATTCGCGGCGGACGGCGGCGCGCTCGAAGCGCAGGCCGCGGCGCAGGGCCATTTCGAGCTTGAGCGTGGAGTTTTCGTAGTGCATCAGCAGCGCCTTGGCGCGGGCGCGGCTGCTGCCGTCGGTGTGGCCGACGTCGATGTCCGGCGCGGACGGTGCCGGCGCGGCGGCGGGCTGGCGTTGCGCGGCGAAGCGTTCGGCGACATCCGGGCGGCCGCCCTGCGTTTCGGCGATGCGCGCGCGGCTGGCCGGGCCGTCGATCTTTCCGTCGGCGGTGAGCACACAGCGGCCGGTGTCGACGAGCTTTTGCACGTATCCGACCGAGCGGCCTATCTCGGCGGCGAACTGGCGGCGGGTGAGGCCTGGCGCGGTCATCGTTCGGTGGCCTTGACGAATTTCAGCGCGGCGTTGAATTCGGCGTCGAAATGGCGGTCGACCGCAGCTTGCCCGGTGCGCATGAAGTCGAAGCGGCGGCGGTAGCTGGTGCCCTTGACGACGATCCACAGCGGCTTGACGCTGCGGCCGGCGCGTATCCAGGCGCCCTTTGGCAGGTTGGTGGCGCCGGTGCCGGTCGTTCCGTAGGCAATGCCGGAGGCTTTGTCGACCAGCTTGCGGCGCGATGACATCGGTCCGCCAGACCAAAAGATGACGCCGGCGCGGGCGACGTTGCGCTTCGACCGCCGACTTGAGGTCGGAGAGCTGTCGAAGCCGCCTCGGACCAGCCCGATCTGCGAGAGGATCTGCGTGATCTGGCCGCGATTCATGTTGCCGTAACGGTCCATCTTCGCCGCGGCGCCGGGCACGATCATTTCGCCCTGGTCAAGGTAGCCATAGCTGCGCAGCACGTCCTCGAGTTGCTTGTGCTGACGCCCGCCACCGACGAAATGATGGGCCAGTATTTCCGACATGCTGCGCGGATTTTTTCCGCCGAATGCCCGGTCCTTGAGGTACATGCGCGCGGCCAGCCTGTCCTTTTTGGCCGGATCGACGAACAGCGACTTCATGACGGTCGGCGTCGGTCGGTCGAACTGCTGGCGGAATTCGTCATACATCGCCTTCTGTGCGTGCTTGGCGGTTTTTGTCAGGGCGATCATGGTCGCGGCGCGCACCTGTTTTTCTGTGTTTCCAAGCGACTTGATGACGCCGCCTGCGTCGACCTTGACGCTTATCTTCATTTTGGCCACCCGCCGCGCTGGCGCGCGTCCTGTTCGCGTTGCCAGTCTTCGCGGCAATCGCGGTCGCAAAAGCGTGCGCCAGCAGGCAATAGAGCGTCGCACCAGTGACAGGCGCCAGTCACCGGCAGCCCTGGCGCGTGCGCGGCATGCTTGAGCATGGCGATGTGGCGGTCGAATTCTTTGCGCTGCGTTGCGCGGTCTGAGATGTCCATCAGCGGATTTCCTTAGCGGGTTTCAGCGGCGCCCATCCGGCATCAGAGAGGCGGACGGCGGCGGCCTGGTTGTAGGGAATCGGCGTGCCGACTTCGTGGCCGCCTTCGCGGGCGTGGAATGTGTGCTGCCCGGCGATGCCGGCGCGGATGGCGGCGTCGATCATGTCGGCGCCGAAGGCGGCGCGCAGGTCATCGATCCACCCGGCGATGGTTGGCATGGCCTGGCGCATGGGTTTTTTGGGCGGCTGGGTCATGTTCCGGGTTCTGGTTTTCTGTTACGGGTACCCGTAACAGCCGAAAGCCTTACGGCACAAGGATTGTTCCGGGTGTTACGGGTGTTCCTTGTGTACACGCGCGGGAGATATTCAGATATGTGCGCGAGGCGCGCGAGAGTGTGCACGCGTATACGCGCGCGTAGGCCCGGAACACCCGTAACACCCGGAACATGCCTGTAGTGGTGCGGGTTTCCGGCGTTCCGGGTACCCGGAACACGGGGCCGCGAACCCGGAACAGTCAGGCGGCCCATGCGTTGCCCTCGCTGGTTTTGCTGGCGTCGGCGAACTTGGCGACGCATTCTGTCAGCCAGCGCGCCGCGGCAGTGCCTGGCGCCTGACCGTTCCCTGCTGCATCGACATTGGCGACCGGCGGGAACAGGATGGGCTTGACCTCGGTTTCAACCGCGTGATCGCTCGGGAAAACGCGCGCTTTCTTCTTTTCCCATCCTGACAAATGGGCGAGCGAACCGTGGAAGTGATTCGACGGGCGTGGCCGGCTCTCGCCATTGGTACGGCACCAGCGCAGATAGGCGGCGTAGACATCGCCAGCAAGCGCCGGGCATACCGGCAGTCCAAGGTCTCCGGTGATCCATTCTGTAGCGAAGCGGACCTCTGACGGGCTGGAGAGCATCATCAGGCGCTGTTTGGCGTCGGTCATCGGCGGGCGCTTCTTTGGGTGGAAGCCGGTCAGGTCGAGGTCAAGCAGGTACTGGTAAAGCGCGGCGACGCCGCCCGCCTCGATCTCGAGGAACACGTCGTCGTAATATTCCTCAGACAGCGCCGGCGGTGTATAGACGACCAGGTGCCGTCTGTCGTCGTTGTCGATGGGCAGCGGCTGGCCCTCGTTCGACAGGTAGCAGATATTGACCTGGTTGCGCTGGCGATAGGCGGCGATGTTCTTTGGGTTGATGCGTATCCATTCGCCGCTGACAAGTTCCTTGAGCTCGTTCTTGATGTGCCACATCTCGGCGCGGGTGACGACTTCTTCGGCGAGGATGAACAGCTTGGAGTCTGACCAGTCGGAATTGAACTTGTCTTCGAGGCCGCGCTGGTTCAGCACCGTGGAATAGTCGCCGTAGATTTTGGCGAGTTGCTGGAAGACGGTAGATTTCCCGGTGCCCTGTGGGCCGTGCATGATGACGGCGCTCGACATCTTGGCGCCGGGATTTTGAAGCGGGTAGGCCATCCAGCACAGCAGCCAGCGATAGACGGCTTCCGAGGTTTCCGGCGCTTCGCCGCTGCACAGGTAGCGCAGCAGCTCGAGCAGGCGCTCGCACGATCCAGCCTTCGGCTTCATCGGCCAGCCGCGCCAGGTATTCAGCTTACAGTCGTCGTCATTGCCGGACGGGTCAAAGCCGACCTGGTCCAGGTAATAGGCGCCGCGCTCGACCCATTCCGGGTGGCGTTTGATGTCATCGCCGCGGGCGCCCGCTGGCAGCAGCGCCAGCATCTGCGATTTCTTGGCGACCTTGTTGGTCCAGGTGTCGAAAACATGGTCGCCGGTTCCGTCATCCAGCGGAATGAAGCGCTGCACGAGATCGTCTACGGTCATGACGGATTGCGCGGCACGGCGGCCGCCTCCCCCGCCCCCCTCGGACGCAGCCCCCGCGCGCGATGCTTGCGGAACAACCGCCTGCCAGCCGAGCGCGGCCAGCCTGGCCTCGATCTGCGCGCGGACCGCGCCCAGTCCTTCGCGGGCATGGAGGTCGTTGAAGTCGGTGATCTTCTTGCCGTCGCGGTCGGCCGCGAAAACCGGCGCGACCCATGCCCCTGCGACGGCCAGCGCCGCATTGCTGGCATGCGTGACGCCCGGATTGCCGTCGGTCAGGTAGTCGTCATCGGCGCAGAACAGCAGCCGGGCCAGCTTGTACTTGCCGTGGATCGCCGCGGCGACCGGGCCGAGGTTGCCGGCGTCGAAGGCGACGACCACCGGCAGGCCGGTGGCCATGTGCAGCGAAGCGGCGGTGGCGTAGCCCTCGGCCACCAGGATGACCGACCCGGCCGCGCTCGATGCGCCGCCGACGATGTGGAAGTGGCCCTTCTTGGCCAGTCCGACCGGCCAGTAATCCTTGTCGCGGCCGTTCTTTTTCTCGGGCCGGATGATCTGCAGGCCGTGGATGCGGCCATGCGTGTCGGCCATCGGCACGGCCAGCGCGCCGGATGGCGAAAACTTGACGCCGAAGGCGCCGACGCCCTTGCGCTCGAGGTAGGCAGACGATCCGGCCGCGGCCAGCTTGCCCCAGATGTGCATCGCCCGGCGTGCGGCGCGGTCGTTCTTCTGCTTCTGCGCGGCCTCGGCCGCCTTCTCTGTCTCGCGCTGGCGGGCCTTAAGCGCCGCCCTCTGATCTGCGGACAACCTGACCGGCTTGGCATCGACGCGCAGCTCGACCTTGCGCAGATCAGCATCGGCGCCGCGATAGGCGCAGTACGCTCCGACCAGCGCGTCGCGCCCGTCGTCCAGGCGGATGGTGTGCAGCGACACCCACCCACCCTGCCGGGCGCCTTCAACCTTGCACCGAACGCCGGTTTTCATGCCGCAATCGATGGCAGAAACCCACCCACCGCGAGGCTCCTGGAAGCCGGCCAGCTCAAGCTGGCCGACCACGTCATCAAGATTGACCCAGCCGTTCACTATGCGCAGCCCTCAAATCCTAGGGTCAGAGCGGGGTTCGCATTACC